TCTTCTGAAGACCCAAATCCCAGTTTTTCTTACGGGATCGGTGCTTGGCCTCGATGACATCCCAGTTGTTAGCCTGCAAAGCCTGTTCGATGTCGAAGATCGAATAGCCGACCTGCTTAGCCCAGTTGATAACCTTGATGGTCTTGCTGGCAACGGAAGCGTCCGCAACGGCCAGACGGTCGTTATTGGTGCCCGCGTTGATGTTGCCCGTCTCGAAGTCAGCAGCGTTGCTGAATTCCAGATTGGTCAGGATGTTTTGAGAGAAAGCACCGTCGCCGACAGCCAGCGGGATGTATTCGGCAAACTCAACCTCGTAAAACTTCTGCTTAGTGACCTGCTTTTTGATGTAGGTCAGGGTATCAATGACGATCTGGAAGCCGGTAGCGTCCGAGTTGATGTCGCCGTTGGCGTTGCGAAGGGTCAAACCCTGCGTGCTGTGAAGCGGAGCGGGCTCTTGCTGACCCTTGCCGTTAGTAACGTAACGAATGGATTTCATGTGCGTTTAGTTGTGTGTGTTTGGTTTGGGTCGTATTACGAAGTGACGATACTGGAGGGACGAATCTCGATGCGGGCGAGGGTCGCGGCGGCGGTGGGTTTGTCGAGGCATTCGCCGATGGTGGCCTGCGTCGCGGTATCGACGGTGGCAACAGTCGGGCCGGTGGGGTCGAGGGCAACACCCGCACCGCGAGCGATAGCGGCGGAAGCCTCAAGGTAGATAACCGTGCCAACGCAGCCTAGTTCAATGGTCTGACCGGCGGTGAAGAGGTTCTTCTTGGGGTTGTAGATAGCGACGCCGTAAGCGACATCGGTAATGGCGGCAACGTCCACGATGATTTCAGGACCGGCAACATCCACGATCTTGAACGCTTGACCGGATTGGAGCACGGTGGCGACGGACGAGGGGTTGATTTTAACGGACTTGATGTTAGGCGAGACGGTGAAATCCACCTGACCCAGAACGGGGGTCTGCGTGAACTGATTCTGATTGAGATAAGTGCTCATGTTATAGCGTTATGGTTATGCGTGAGTGTTGAGTGATTAGGCGGTTTTCTTGCCGTAACGGGCTTTGCCTTCGTTAAGGCGTTCGTCGAGGGAGCCGGAAGAAACTTTGACGCCATCGGAGAAAACGGAGTTTTCGCGGGCAGCGGTGAGAACACGGAAGTGATCGGGCTTCTTCACAATGGGAGTGCCGGAGTTCTGGCGAAGGGCGAGAGCATCAGCGTCAGTCTTTGCTTTCGCAGCGGCTTCGGACTCAATGCGGGCGTTCTCCTTCTTTTTCTTCTCTTCCTCTTCGGCGGCATTGGTCATGACTTCGCCGGTAGCCTTGTTATAGGCCGCAACGAGGTCACACATTTTGACTTTATCGCCCTTGGCGTTGATAACAACCTCGTCGTCACCATCCACGCCGTCCTTGGCTTTGGCGTTATAGGCTTCAACGAGCTGCGCAACTGTGGCTTTCTTGCCATCGCTGAGTTCAATTTCGCTCTCAGGCGAAATATCAAGAGGCGTGACGGCGTTTTCCTTGGTCGCACCCTCGGTGGTTTGACCCTCGGCAGTAGCAGCGGGGGCCGGTTTCTTCCAGAACTTAAACAGAGACATATTGGATTTGGTTGGTTGTTTGCTATTCAGTCGAATGGTTGCCCCCTCATACCGTGGATTTGACACGATTGCTAGGTGTTCTCCCGAAAATTGTAGGATTTCTTCGTCGTATTTAATGGCGTTACGTTCGCCACCGTTGCCAGTCTTTAAAACCTTATATGCGCATGATACAAGCCCAACTTTATTGATAGCGTTCTTGGCTTTATCGTCGAATACAATGCCCGCGCAGTGAAACCAGCCGTCTGATTGATCGAAATATACGCGCTCAATATATCCACTCGCATCCTTTTCCATCGTTTCAGGAGAAACCGGCTTGTGGGAAAGTTTGTCTGTAACGATCAACGGCCTTCCAATAAAAGTATCGGCATATTGCTGAATCGTTTCATATGAAACCAATGCCTTGCCACATCCTACGTCTTCATAGGATACCAGCCCCGGCAAAATCATACGCGCATCAAACTTGTTCGCCCACGTCTTAGCGTTCTGGCGCGTGTCCGATACGATGCGGAATGAGTGTTTAACTTCGTTACTCATTGATGTTTACAATGGGCAAAGGCGCACACCGGCAGTTATGTATTGCAATCCCTTCGGAAGTATACCAATTTGACTCCGTTTCCAAATTATAAACATGTCCACTAAAATCAGTAACTCCAAAATCAACGATGCGGCTAGTCTTTTGAAGGCTGGGAAAACGCTTAAAGAAATCGGAGAGATTGTCGGCGTTAACGCCGACACAATCTCTCGTAAACTTAGGGCTATCGGAATTGATACCGATAACCGCGTTGGTAGGCCTGCGCATAATCGTCTTAGTATAGACGAGGATGTTGTTGTAAAGAGTTATAATGAAGGAGAGAGCGAGCTTTCGATTGCAAATAGAATGGGTATTTCCCGAAGGCCTATAAGGAGAATTCTGGTTTCCAATGGGTGTTTTATCAGAAACGGTTCCGAGGCGAATATTGTTAGATTTAAAAAATCCACCATTGAGCAACTCAGGCAAATCACCTCTGCTGCCAGAAAAGCACCGGTTGATAGGAAAAAAGGCCCGTTGAAATTGGCTCAACTTAAAATCAAGAGAGTTGGCGCAGGCGAGAGAGAGTTGATTGATGCCTTGTCCGTTCTTTCCGCAAGTCCACAAACCGCATGTGGACCCTACAATATTGACTTCACAATCGGAACCATCGCCGTGGAATTGATTTCTTACTCCACGAACGCTGTAACCTCCAAAAAGCTCGGAGAGAGAAGCAAATATATCGCCGATAGTGGATACACGATTATTTATGTTTCCTTCGGAAGATTGAATCAGTTCATCGCTCAACTCAATGATGTAGTCAGAATTATTAAGGCTTCCAATGGCCTTCCACCCATTGACCGTAAGCACCTGATGGTTCGGTGTAGCTCTAACCGTTTTACCCGATTCCAAAACGATAAAGGCCAGTTTTCCGTTATACCAACGACGGAAAGCTTTTTTCACACCGTAAGCGAATTCAATTTTTGAATCGCAGGGAAGACAGTTGAAATCTTCGCCGGGGTGATTGTGCGCACCCGTTGCGCGGTTCGTAACAGGTGGCGAATCCCAAGAGAACTGATTCCCTTCGAGGACGCGATGATCTGGACGCACGCGGTCATCAAGGCGGGTTTGCCAGATGTATGAATTGATGCCGAGTGATTTGTATAGTCGCTCACGTTCTTTCGCTATAAAGAGCGCAGTCTGATGCTCCGCAATACTTTTCGCACGCTTCTTTAGCTTCTCGAAATGTATATTGATGAGTTCGCGCAGTCTTTCGAGGTTCGCGCCGTTGGCGCGGTTGGCTTCGATTTGCGCGGCGAGTTCAAGCGCAGCCTCCGCTACGTTTTTTTTTATGGCTTCGTCAACTTGCGCCTGAAGGGTGGCAAGTTCGTCTATGCTGAGTTTCACGTCGGGCACGGTGAAACCCTCGGGCATGGTCTTCTTTAGCTGCGCAACGATGTCGCGATCTACAATCTTGGCGGTGGCGGTCGTGTTGATGTCCGTTTCGCTCGCTTCTACGTTGCCCGCTATGAGAAAAAGCACGGCGGCAATCTCCTTGTGCAAATCCTCGCTCTTTCCCTTGGCTACGCTCGCGGCATGGCGAACACCTAAAGGAACATCATACGACGCCAGACGGAAGGCTTTGCGCGACTTTGAGAACTCCGCGCCGTAGGAGCGAAGCTCCTTGCTCGTTTGCGCGTCAAATGAGCCGGTGAAAACGCCGTCGTGATAGTAGATAACGCCCGCGAGGATTGCAGCCGTTAAAGCCGTTTCCTTGGCGTTTCTGCGCATATCAACACCGAAGTCCGTCAGGATGTCGATTACCGGAAACTCGAAAACGTCCTCAACGTATGCGTATATCGGCTTAAAAAGCGCGTCCGTGTGTTCATCGCGGTGCAAGACCGCTGCGCATACTTTTTTCATTATGCGGCGGTGGCATGACGGCCAGCCATGCGGCGAGCTTCAGCCGATGCGATAAGCTCTTTGAAAACGCTCATGGAGTTTTTCTTGTCCTTGGACTTTTCCTTTTTGGTGGGCTTCTTCTTGGAGTCGCCGCCCGCAATAGACTCGTCCTCGGATGCGGCCATTGGACCGATGGGAACGCGCGTGCCGTCTAGCACCTCGGAATCCACGTTGAGAAGGCCGTCTTTGTGCAGCGATTCCATCGCCTCCGCGCCGCTCAATAGGTCGCGGTCGTAAAGGTCGAGGACGCGCTTTTGCTGCTTCGCTGCAACGTCTTCCTCTTCGTCGGCATTCAGAATACGCAAAGGCTTAAACTGTGTCGTAAACTCAGGGATAAACCCGAAAAGCTGCTGCATTCTCAGCTTCACTACTTCGTCAATAATGGGGATTACTTTATCTCGAACGTCACCTTCAACGAGTGCATTGTAATTCTCCATTGCATCCTCGCCAGAGCTGAAACCGCTCGCGCTATCGCCAAAGAGTTTGTTGTAAGGAATCTTGAATGCGGCGCAGAGATTCACGCGACACTCCATGAGGATGTCAGCTAGACCGCCAAACGCGATTTGCTTCTGCGCGTAGTCGTCTTCGCTATCCATCACGAGGGCGTTTTTGTAGTTCTTGAGCAGGTTCGATAGCTGAATGCGCATCTGAATGAGCTGCGTCCCTTGCGCACTCGCCAGCGTTTCATTAAACTGTTGAATCTTGTAAACGTCGATTTTCGCCTCGTCGATCAACTCATATACCATGTTCTGAAACTTGATGTAGCTGTTCATTTCACGCATACAGCGTTCAAGTTCACTCATGCCCCAACCCTGCAAACGCTGGCGAATATACGACGGAGCCTCGCGGCCCAGCATCTTAACCACACGGGTAGCGTCGAGGTAGTAGCCGTAGTAATTGTAAGGCCGTTCAACCGGCACATCGTCGAGGTCTGGCTGTCCGTATTGCAGTCCATTGATGGACACGTTGGACAAGATCAGCTCCCATCGGTCGGCAGGGATAAAAGCGAGTTTCCTGCCCTCGCCAAGTGCTTCAACGTCGAGAGGTGTGCGCGGGTCTTGCTCGCTCGCTACAATCAGCCCTGCGCCGCCGTAAAGCCGCGCCCATTTCGCCGTCATCTTGATTTGCTCAATATCGCGCTCGGTCTTCATTTTTCGGTGAAGCTGCGCTAATTGGTCTTCGTCTAGCTCTCCGCACTCAATCTCAATTCCACCGCGAAAAGCATCGTCAACCGGCGCATCAATAGCCGTTTGCACAAGACCGTAGCTCATATATCCGTAACTCAAAGCGATGCGATTAAGCGAGAACGGCGTGTAAGCCTGCCCCTCAATGAACGTCCAAGGCTGCGCGATAGTCTGCGAGATGTTCGGATTCAGCCCGCCCACGCCAAACGCCAAATCGTTAAGGTCATTGTTTACAACTTGGCCTTCCGTAGATTCCGGCTGCGTGGGTTCTTCGCTCATTTGATATGAGCCACACTCAAAACGCTATGCGCACTTTGGCAAACTTTTTCAATTTTGTGCTTGCGTTGGACCGGAGCGGTCAGGATGCTTTTGCGAAATATGAAACCTCAAATCCTGCCGATGGAGCAAACGCCGTGGATCGTGCTCGTTAAAGTTAGTGGTTCATGGCAACCAGCTAAAATGATTCATTCTACACGAAGCGCGGCCCGCCGTTACTCGCGTGAATTCAACAGTCAAACCCGCATCGTGCGCCCGATCATAACCCTCGCGAAAGAATGAAACCCAACAAACTAAAACCACTCACGCACGCCGAGTTCTCCTCTCGCGGGGGCAAGGCCGGAACGCCTGCGCAGAACGCGGCTAGGGCGGCTAACTCGCTGGCTCGTGCGGCCAAGATTCAGGCGATCAACCTTGCCGCTTACGGTGCGCCCGCTGGAACTGTTGGCGTGTCTATTCCCGACGCTGAGTTTCGTCCCAAATCCAAATGACCACTTGGCACGCAGTTGAATTGGGCAACTACGGCAACAAGGTCCGCACGCAGGCGATGAGGAAAGGCGTGATAGAGCTAGGCGGCGCGGTCATTCACTGCTGGCACTCGGACGTTGCGAGCGTGCAGGCGGCATGCGCTGAGAACGACGTGCGTTTCGCCTACACGTCCGGCGATCACTGGACGGAGCGGGAAGCCCGTAAGGCTCTCGCATCCGCTGGCGTCCCCGTCGTTGTGCTAGACCTCGGTTATTTCAAACGGGCCAAAGACAGCCAAGACCGCGAAGGATACAACCAAGTCGGGCTTGAGCGCATCGGATGGGTTACGAACGCAGAGGTTGATTCGTCGCGCTGGGATGCGCTCGGACTTCCTGACGCGCTGCCCCCCGTGCAGAACCGGCCTAAGCGCGTGCTTATCCTCGGTCAGGTGCCTGCCGACTCGCAGCACCATCTAAACGTGACGCAGCTCAACGCTTGGTATGATGAGCAGTCGAAACCATTTAAGGACGCTGGTTATGAGGTCGCGTTTCGTCCGCATCCGAAGGCTATGCGCGTTGAGATGCCGAAGCATGATCAAACTGACAAGGGTTGCTTGACCGTTGCCCTCTCGCAATGTTCGCACGTCATCACCTACAACTCGACGGCGGGCCTAGAGGCGATTCTAGCGGGCGTTCCGGTCGTTTGCCATGAGTCGGCGCATTACGCACATCTGTCCCATTATGGCGATGATCATGTTTCGATTCAAAAGGTGCGTCAACACATGCACCGCCTCACATGGTCACAGTGGACGTGCGCAGAAATCGAGAGCGGTGCGCCGATTGAGTTCTTGTTCCCCGCGCTGAAACGTGAGCCGGTTGAACCCATGAAAACCCTGATCGCCATTCCTTACTTCGGCACTAACGCGAAATACCGAGCCATGCTTGACGCTTGGGTGACGCAGCTCCGCAAGGTGGGCGGCAAGGACGCGGAGTTCATCGTTTTCACGCACGACGCCTTCGATCTACCATATCCCACGCTCAAGCTGGATATATCGGCCTACGCTGACGTTATCAGGCCCGACCAGCCGTTTGACATTAAGGGCGCGCTCATGTGCGAGGCTGCGCTCGCGATTGACCGGCCATTCCTGATGCTGGATGCGGACGCGCTACTCATGGCGAATCCAGACGAGCTGCTGGCAACAATCCCTGCCTCTTGCGCGTGCGCCATGCCGATTGACCACGGCGCGATACTCAGCGGGCACAAGGCGAACATGGAAGGCTCATTTACCGGCGTTCGCAAAATGTGCGCGGGCGTATTCTGGTTTGGAAACGTGAAAGAACGTTACGCGCTGACGACGATTTACCGGAAGTGCTGGCACGATCTAAAAAAAGCCGATTTCCCTTGGACTCCGCGCTTGCCTCACCTGCTAGAACAGTATGCTTGGAGCGTAGCTCATGACGCATTGAATGGCGCGACGCTTCGGCCAACCTTCAACTGGGCACCACACATCTGCGGCGAGTCACCCTACGCGGTCGTAAATCACTACTTCGGGCACAAGAAATGGAATGGGAAAGCACCGGCTAATACATGAACTTCATACCCCAATTTATTCGCCGCTGGATGCAGCCAAAACGTTTCATGATTCAGGTCATGTATTACGAGAAAGATTGTCCCGCATGTCAGGGAATTGTCACTTACGATGCTTTAAGTGTGAAGCAGGCTTTCGACATGCACAAAAGCGATTACCCTAAAACTGAAATAACAATGGCTGTCTCGTATGGAGATGCCCCAAATAAATGAACCTATCAAAATACGACTTCGCGCACGACGGATTCACGCCACCTTGGGCCATAGATAAAAGGCATCGTTCCGCCCTCTACGCGATGGCGATGCACTGCACTGGCAACGTCGTTGAAATCGGCTGCTTTCGCGGTTACTCAACGGCGGCCTTTGTTGAGGCGTTGAACGATGGAGCGGATTTCACGCTGCATCTGGTGGATTTGAAGATCACGGATGAGCTGCGCCGCGTCGTCAGCATGTGCAGCAAGCCGGACAACATTGTGATTCACGAGACGCACTCGACGGAGTTCCGGCTAACCTGTGCCGATCTCTGGTTCATCGACGGCGATCACAACTTCGCGGCCTGCCAAGACGTGCTTAACGCGCTGGCGAGCAATGCGGCCATCATCGCCATGCACGACACGCAGGCGCACGTTCACGGGTTCACTGAGTGCGAGGGGGCTTACGTCGCGGCTAATGCGCTGAAGGCGTTTCCCAATCGTTATTTCACCGAAGACTCATCCAAGAGAGAGCGCGAATGGACCCATAGGGGGTTTCTTATTTCAGCGAACACTGAAAATCCGCTGAGTCTGAAAAATGCGTTTCTGGAAGCCGAGAACGCGCTTGACGCGTCGCAAGCGTGAGCTACGCATTAGTCCAACGGGTCACCAACCCCGGCGGGTGCATGTCGGAGTTTATTCTTTTCCTTCGTCATAATTTTCCCTGCAAGCGGTAAACATGCTCAAAACCGCTTTCTCCTTTCCGATAGTTAGGCGGACATTGGACGGACCAAGGAGGGAACTGGCTTCTTGGGCGATCCCATCACGTCGAATATTGAGAGCGGCTTGCCGAGTAGCTGAGAGATGCCGTCGCACATGGAGTCCACGCGGTCATCGTGTGGGGCTTTACCATCTTTCCTGAACTGCGCACATTCCGTGATAAACGGACCAACCCACGGGACGCTTCCTTTCTTAGGGATTACGACTAAGCCTGTCTCGATAAACGGCTGTATGTCTTGAACGCGCGTAACCTTGTCCACGTTACGCTCAATGCCGATTACAGGGATTCCCTCGCGGCGCATCTGCTGAACTAGTCCTGTTCCAGCGGCTTTCTCTTCAACGGAGAAACGGGGAAGAGATTGATTCGCATCGCTCGTGTGCTTTTTCCAGAATGCAACGGAGTTAGTAAGTAGTTCCGGCGACTCCCACCGACCACAGATAAGGTCGATGAGGTATGCGCGATTCTGGAATTTACCCCACAACTCAAGAACACTTTGGTCGTTGTGCTCCTTGGTCTTTAACGCCGTGTCGCAGGTGATTACGCGGCGTTCCCATTTGATCGACTGCGCGGGGTCGAACTCGTGAAACTTATCCACTGGGATCATGTTGCCCCCTAGCGCAATGGGCTCCTGCTGAAGCTGTGACCAGAATCCAAACCGGATGTTTGATTGTTCGCTATCGCGCGCGGCTATCAGGTTGGCCGTCGAATAAGTCTCTGGGAAGTTCGATTCGCCTGCATCGTTTAACGCTGGAATCTTGATCTGGTAACAGTCGTTCGGGTAGGTTTCCATTAGGTAGCCGCAAAGGTCATCAAGGGCTAAACGCTGAGCGCAAATGATGATTGGGCAGAATTCGTCACTGTTACGGCGACTCTTTAGCGTGAGTTCAAACCAGCGGCGCACGTTCTCCGCTTCGACTGGCGATAACGCCTCGTCGGGCTTTGCCGGATCATCAATGCAGATGAATCCGCCTGCGACACGCTTTAGACCTCCGCCCTTGCCCGTTAACGTGCCTCCGCTGCCCGCCGCATAGATATTGCCCCCTTCGCTCGTATTGACGTGTTCCGCCTTATTTGATGAGCCGATCTTGACCTCTGGGAATAGCTCTTGAAGCCAAGGTTTTGCGATCACCTCGCGAATGTAACGCAGCGACGTTTCCGCCAAGTCCGCGCTGTAGCTCGTAAAAATCTCCTGCGAGTCCGAAAAATACGCGATCTGCCAACAGGCCAACGCCTCTAAAATCTTCGTCTTACCTATGCGCGGCGGGATATTTACGATTACAAACTGTTTGCCCAAAAACCCATAAACAGCGTTTTGCAGAGCGTCACACACCTCGCGATGCGCTGGCTTCAAAGGCAATGCCAAATTGTTCAGCGGGACAAACACATCGCTGAAAAACTCCCAGAAACTCAGCGGCTCATCGTCTTTAACTTCTTCTGTGTCGCTCACGTTGCCCCATCCTGCTTGGCGCGCTTGATTCGCGCAAGCTTGTCTCGTATAGGCAGCACGATGTTTGTCTGATTCGCGGGGATGCCGGTCACGTCCAGCTTGTCGCCAAACACACGGGCAACCCGCTTGCTTAGAATCCATTTCATCGTATCAACCCGCAGGCGGCTCCGCTGAATGTGCTCATGGTTGCACTTCTCTTGGCCGTCTTCAGTTGTGTAAAAATCGTTCGTTCCGTCGTCAGCAACCTCAAGCATCTCATGGGCCATAAGCTCCCATCCGATTTCTAATGCGCGTGCGTAAGCGTCTGAAAACTTTTCGCCGTCTGGCAGTAAAAGGCTGTTATCTCTTTGCCACCTTACAATCGTATCCCTCGTTATGTCAGCGTCTTTTGCGATTTTAGAGATGCGGTGGCCTTCGCCGGTTAGCTGGCAAATGAGATCGCCCTTTTCGGGCGTGTATTCGGTTGGTCTTCCTGTTGCCATTTGCGAGAACGAATGCCTGAACGCTGGTCGATGGTCAAGCCATTGCGAAACCGTGGTGCGGTTGATGGAATGCGTTCGGCTTCGTTTGCGGGTATCTTCTGTTAATCTGTGGCGTTAGTTTTTGGTCTGTCAAGCTAAATCGCCTTTACGCGCACGAGCTAAGGGCATCCATTGCGATAACAACGGCAGAGCATTGGCAGTCTGGCGCGGTTTGGTTGGTTGGCAGTTGCTTGATGCGTTCAAGTGCTGTCCTTAGCTTCCAATTATCCGCCCAAAGTTCATCGCTCCATTTCTTCCAAGTATGCTCTGGTGTGCAGATGTGACCGCCCTCATGTCCACATTTCTTTTCAGCTTCGAGTTCTGCTTTCAGCCTAGCATTCTCGCGCCTAAGCACGCAGATAGGCCGCTGGCAGTGGTCTGAGCACGAGTGAACGCCAGAAGCCGTCAGGTTTTCAAGGCGTGCGTTTTCAGCGGTTAGCGCGGCGTTCTCGTGTTCAAGGTCGCCATTGTGGTTCGCGACTATTTCAGCCAACCTTAACCCAATGTCGTGCTCACATCTAGGCATGGTAACGTGACAATACTCGGACAGTTTCAAGGCTAGCTCTACGTCTATTGGTTCGGGCGTATCCGTTTCGTGTTTCGCGCTCATGTTATTTCCTTTTTCGCCCACGTCCGAACGAATCCGTTGCGGGACATTATTTTTGAGATGGTTGAGAGCGAGAGGCGGTTTTGCTGCGCTACTGCGGTCATCTTATCGCCAGCGAGAATGCGCTGCAAAACGCGGGCTTCTTTGCGCGGCGAGAGTCGCGAGGGGTTGCGGGTGATCGGCTGGTTCATGTGGTTGCCGCGTCTCCCTTAGATGTCAGTTCAATCTCCATCTTTTTAACGACGCTTTCCCATCTCGTAAATACCTCGGCAGGCTTTCCTTTTTCGCGGACTATCCATCCGGTTTTTGCGGCCTCTACGGTCAATGTTTTATATTGGTCTTTTGTTTTCATGCGCTTATTTTGGCGGTTGGCTGGCGGTTAAATCGGAGCAAACCTTGCACGTTACTTCACATTCATCCGGCATGTTCCATACTTTCAAAGTTCCCCCACACACGGCACATACCGGCTTTACAAAGGAAACGCTTTTGATTAATTGGTTCATTTTAACAGACCACGGCTGTGATTCATTGGGGTGTGTATTTACCCATAACGTAAAGTCTTTCGCGAATTCGGCTAGCGCGTTTACCCGTTTGACTATCTCGGCACTTGGTAATGTTTCGTCTCCTACGATTTGGCCTATGTCTGAAAGCGTCATGTCTTGGGCATATCGCTGCTCAGATAGCCGTTTAATTGAGTCGCCTTGGCGGTTTAATATCCGCTCTAAGTCGCGGGCGAAACCGAAAGGCTTTCCCCATCCTCCGCCGCTAGTAGCATAATTGAATTCAGCGGTATCGGTTCTTGGTGTGTCGCTCATGGTGTTTTATTTCAGGTTAACTTTAGCCATATCGGCATTAATCCAAACTGCCGCGTGATGGCACTTGATGTTTTTCTCGGCAAATGGGCTGGGGTTCTGGCGGAAATAGATTTCTTGAACCTTAACAAGCGTTCCAATTGTCCCGTCTTTACGAGCAACATTATCGCGGCGATTGATAACGCGGACACCGTAAGTTTCTCCGGCTTTGTTCGTGGCGGTCGTTTCGTAGCCTTTAAATTGTGCTGTCATCGTTGTGTTCATGCGCCCACTCTGCGCCCCGATACCGCGCAGTCAAGCGAAAAACTTTCCGTCAGGGGTTAGCCTGGAGTCCGTGGCTTAGGACATGCCATGCGAGCGCAGCCACGCTTGCAGACTGTCCGTTGCCAATGGCGACAAGGCGGTGTGATTGGCTGGCCAGCCCATGCGCCACTCGTTCCACGCTGGGTTGATCTTTCCACCAATTTGTGCGGCTAAGGATTTCGTGTTCCTGGTGTGCTCTGCTGGATAGTTTCCCTCTTTCGCGTTGTGACTTGTCGGTGTAGGCAACAAGGAACATCCGCTCGCGTTCATGGTCCGCACCGTCGCTTGCACACTCAAACACTCCCCGGCGCGTGTTATACCCCAGCGCGTCAAAAGCGGAGAGCACCTTTTCAAGTCCTTGAGTGGTGATTGTTGGAGTGTTTTCCCAAAAACAAAAGTCCGGTTGTGCTTCTCCAGCAATTCGGATGTATTCGTAAAAAAGCTCTGAGCTTCCGCCATCAATTCCAGGCCTTCCATTGGCAGGATTGTTTGTTCGTGCGGAGCTGATTCCTTTGCATGGCGAGCCTCCCGCAAGGATGTCGATTTTTCCGCGCCATGGTTTTCCTTTGAATGTTTTAACATCCGAAAAGATGGGAAACCAAGGAAAGAAACCGTCTTTTTGCCGTGCGTGTAAGACTTGCTGGCAATAGGAATCAATTTCGACTGCTCCGACGCAGACGTGTCCAAGCAAGAGGTCGGCAAGTATCCCGCCTCCAGCGCCTGCAAATAAGTGGAGAGTTCGGCTTCCGTGCAGTTGATGGGTAGTGCGCTCATTCATTTGACTCCTGTATTTGTGTTTTCATAGGTGAAATTGTCATTGTTTTACTGACTCGCGGCGAAGGTGGTCTGCGAACTGGCGTAGGATTTCTTTTCGGTGTATGGCGTCCCATTGGTCCCACGGCTTGTCCTCGTCTGGCATCCCCTTAGCATACGGGCAATGCTCCATTTCCTCGTTAATCCACTCGCGCAGGCCGTCCGGCATGGGTATGGCTGACTTGATCGGCGCGGTGTATGGCGTGCGCTGCGTTTTGATGTTTGCCCGCTTCCAGTATTCGACCGCCGACCGCCAACTGACCATCTTGGTGCGTCCGCTGATGCACCAGCCCTTTTTCTCATACGCTAAGCACCATTCCTGCCCATCCAAGGGCCATCCGATGCCGATTGAGTATGCTTGCACCTCTTCGGGCGTGGGCGGCGTAAAAGCGGCGCGTTTGGCCTTGTTCGTCGTTTCGTAGCACCGCGCAATAATCGCGCACGCTTCGCTCCTGCTCAATTTCGCGTTGCACAGCCTAGCTGACTCCATTTCGGACATGCACCGCTCTGCGAATGCTTCGGATTCCTTGGACATGGGGCTTAATCCTCATCGACTTCGGATGATGATGGAACGGGCGGGATTGGCGGGCGTGCCACGATCAACCCATTTGCAAGCTCGCGGCATACTGTGCCATCTCTCCAAATGAAGGTTGATTCGCCTCTCGGTTGGTTGTCCTCGTTGTCGGTCTTTTTCATGCTGTTGCTTGTTTCATGCGTTTAGTCTCTACCCGCCGCAGTCCGTGACGAACAAGAATCTTGCTCACGGTCGGCTGTGCTAGGCCGGTATCGGCTGCAATGCACTTGTGCGGTTCGTTATCACGTCCCATGCGCAGCACGACGGCCACGATCTCGGCGGGTGTTGGTAAGCGGGCGGTTCTCATCCGGTGAAAAGCTCATCCTGATTTTCCTTTGCCGTTGCGAAGCGCGTTTCTGCGTGCGTTAGATTGATCTTAGCCTGCTTGAAGTAGGAGTCTTTTAACTCGATTCCGA